GCCGGGCTTGGTGAGCGTCCTGACGATCATTCGCCGTCGATCCCGTCGTGTCCGACCGCTGAATTGCTGCCGCCGCTCGATGATTGCGCGCCGGTCGATATCAGCCGCGTCGATCTGATGGCGTGGGTTCGTCAGCTTGCCGACGAAGTGATCACACAGCGAGGCGCGTCATGCTGATCCAATTCACCAGCGAGACAAGCGGCCGGGCCACGGGGCACTGTCAACCCGGCCGCTCTCACATGCGCGATGGGGCTTCGCGCAATTCTAATTCCTTGGTGCCGGGGCTCTTGGCCGGTCAGCGAGGGGATCGGTTTCCAGAAAGTTCACCTGCGGGCCGGCACCCGGTCGAATGCCAGTTTGACCGCCATCATTACGTTCAAGGTGAGCATCCCTCGCATCCTTTTATCCAGTTCCTACGCGACATCGCGCCGGTTCTCGCTCTTGCTCTGTTCGCCGCTGCGCTCGGGATTGGTGCGGCAATCGTTAAAGCGCTGGTTTTCGGAGCTTGAGACATATGGATAACAGCTTCGACAAAATCCTCGCTTCGCGGCCGGTAAATCAGCAAGCCGCTCGTGTCCTTGGTAAAGGCGTTGATTACACGCCTACGAAGAAGATCACTCAACGTCATTGGTCGTCACCTCCGCCGACAATGGCAATTTCCGATCAATTGCGACGCACATCGTCATTTGTCGATTTGACCGGGCGCGCATTCGGTCGGTTCAAGGTTGTCGGCATGTTAAACGCCGGCAGGTGGCTTTGCCGCTGTTCGTGCGGCGACTACGAAACGCGCCGTCATCGGGCAATTCTGAATCCCGAGAACTTCGGGGATCGCTGCGAAAACTGTCGTCATCTGGCTTTCCTGAAACGGCGCGAAGTCTTTGATCGCTCCGGGAAGGATTGTGACGTTCGGGAGCTTTGAGTTTCTCCATCACCCGCGCCGCCGCCAAGCCAATGCGGGTGAATGAGAGTGGATCGTTATCGTTAGCAACCTTCGTCATGTCGAGCAGCATGAACGAAGGAGAGTTGAAGGTGCTCAAGAAGTTTTTGAGAGTTACGCAAATGAGTGAAACCGCGTTCGTTGAAGATGCCGCGCTCTGGTCACGCGAGTTAACTCGCATGAGAGCGCGCGGCCCCGGCGATGCCGACAACGCGTTGCGATCAATCGAGAGAGACTATGGCATCAACTACTGGACGCTCTGGCAACTTCGCTACCGGCTCGCATCCGTCAAGAAAATCAGCGCCGGAGCCTACGCGCTCATCAAGGCCGCTTACGACAACGAACGGCAGCGCCAGTTTGCCAAGCTCAAGCTCGACATCGAACGAACAGAAGCCGTTGCCGGGCCTGACTGCGATGTGGTTCGCGCGGCTCGGGCTTTGGTGGAAGAGAGTAAGGAGTAGGTAATGAACGCGCATTTCAAGTTCGATGTAGATCATGCCGACAATCTCGCGACCACGGCGATAAGGAACGGCACGGACAGATTGCTCGAACTGCTCAAGAGCCATCACAGCTACGACATGCAGCCGCCGAAAGGCTGGAAGAAGCGCGAACCTAAGAAGCCGCCGGCAGTCCCATCAAGCCCGCTGTGGTTCCGAATGGTGGACGACAAGCCGCTGCCGACGATGGACAACATTATCCGCGTTGTCGCTGCCTTCTACGGTGTCACACCGATGGACCTGAGGTCAGGCAGGCGCGATCACAAGGTCGTCCGCCCGCGCATGATTGTCACCTATCTCGCCAAGAAGCTGACGAAACTTTCGTATCCGCAGATCGGCAAGTTTATCGGGGGGCGCGACCATTCAACGGCGGTCCACGCATTCCAGAAGATCGAGCGATTGCTGGAATCCGGCAATGCCCAATTGCAGGCCGACGTTGACGAGCTATCAGCAAAGTTCGCGGTGCCAGAATGAACAAGCCCTCCATCGCCCAGGTTCTCCATCGCATTGCGCGCCTGTCTCTGCCGCACAAGATCGCGCATCTTCGCAATCTGATTGCGCTTGAACCGTCGCGCTCCATCCGTCGCGAGAAACTGATCGCAGCGTTGAAACCGCTTGTCACCCGTCAGGTGAAGAAAGAGGGAAGGCTGTCGGCATGACGCGGCTTCGCTTCGATATCAAGGCGCTTGGGCGGCTCAAGGCCGGACAGATGAACAAGACCGAGGCCGCATGGGCCGACAACCTTGAGCGCCTCAAGCAACGCGGCGACGTGCTTTGGTATCGGTTCGAAGGCATCAAGCTTCGTTTGGCTGACAAGACGTTCTATTCGCCGGACTTCGCCGTCATGCGGTCCACAGGCGAGCTTCAATGCCATGAGGTCAAGGGCTTCATGATGGACGACGCGAACGTAAAAATCAAAGTGGCGGCAGAACAATTCCCGATGACCTTCCTGCTGATCAAGAAGGGGAAGGGCAAGGCTGCACTGTGGGACATCAAAACAATCGGAGGTGAGTGAAATGAGTACCGAAGTCCTAGATCCAATGGAAACGACCGAGTTCAAGGCGGATCACGCTATTCATAACCTGTGCTCGGCAGTCGGAGATATCGACGGTCTGCGCCGGTCGAATGAAGCGCGCCGGTCGCTCCAAGACGCAATGGCGATTGCGGATATCGAGCTTTGCCGGGACCGACTGTCGCGCATTCTGGATGATCTGGGGAGTAAGTAATGGGCAAGCCATCGAAACAGGTCATGGAGTTCATGGCCAAATACAACATCGATTCCGACGAAATTTGGGAAGTCCACGGCTCAACCTGGGTGGTGAAGCACAAGGCTCTCGAACGTGTTGCGGCTGAACAGAACGTCATTTGGGGCCAGCCGACGATGATTGAAACCAATTCCGAAAAGGGTATTGCCTCGATCATTGTCTACGGCAAACTCGGTGATCGGTCGGAATGGTCGATTGGTGAGGCATCACCGAAGAACAACAAGAATGCCTATTGCTACGCCATGGCAGAAAAGCGCGCCAAGGACCGCGTTATCCTCAAATTACTGGCGTCGCATGGCGATCTGTATTCCGAGGCCGAGGCTGACGAATTTTCCGAAGGGCGCCGCAATCCCCATGTGACCCGGCCGGAAGAAATCGTCCCCGCGACTGAATACGATCAGCACGGCAACCCCGTCGATAATATTCCTTTGCCCGATCCGGCGTCGGTGAAGAAGCTGCGCGTCGTCGATCAGCGCCCGATTTTCGAGGCGATGCAGAAAGAAATCCACGCGACGGGCTCGCTGCCGGAACTGAACAAGTGGGCTGCAGATAACAAGGACCGGCTCGGCAGTCTCAAGCCTGATTGGCAGGAGTTCATGCGCGGCGTGTTTGCCGAGCATCGGGACGCGCTCCGACAAATGGATGCACATGACAACGAAAGGCTCGCAAGCTAATGGCTGGACACGACAACACCAATCGCGGGGCGATCTGGAAGAACGACGACAAGCAGAACGATAAACACCCGGACTTCAAGGGCAGCCTGAACGTCGGCGGCGTCGAATATTGGGTATCGGCATGGAAGCGCAGGCCCGACCAATCCGCCAAGGCCCCCGCATTGTCATTTTCGATCAAGCCGAAAGACGGCCAGCAACAGCAACAGGCGGTAGGCGACGACATGAACGGGGACCGGATTCCATTTTAGGTGAAGCATGACGCGGGCGCTGATTACTCTGCACGGTAAGGACGACACGCAACGGGCGATGCGTTGGTTGACGCAGGCCCCAGCCGGAACGCGCCTTGAGTTCAAGGCTCCGCGTCGATCCTTGCCGCAGAATGATCGCATGTGGGCGATGCTGACCGAAGTTGCGGCGCAACTACCGTGGCATGGCGTAAAATTGACGCCGGACGACTGGAAACTGATCTTTCTGGATGCCTTGAAGCGCGAGCTTCGCATGGTGCCGAATCTTGAGGGGACCGGATTTGTGAACCTGGGGCGGTCATCGTCTGATCTGTCCAAGGATGAAATGACCGATCTGATGGAATTGATCGCGGCATTCGGAGCTAAGCACGGCATCACATTCAACGATCCGGTGACGGCATGAAGATCACCCTTGCCGATCAAGCAACTGCAGTAGAGACAGCCGCAGCCAATCTTCGTGGTCATGTAGATAATCTGCGGAATCTCGTAGCTGCGAAGCGCCGCAGCGAAATGGATCTGCATATCGCGGAAGACCGTTTGCCGGCGCTGGAAGCGGCTGCGGTGACGTTGCGCGACATGGCGAAATGGGAGGCTGCATGAGCCAGCAATCCCCGCGCAAATCCCTGACCCGCAATCAGCGCGCCGAGCTGCCGACGCGCGATGACGTTGTTTCTCTGTTTAACTACAACCCGCTAACCGGCGTTTTCATCAGAAAGTCGTCTAAAAATAAGAGGTGGGCTGGGACCGTCGCTGGCGGCCTTGATGCTAAGGGATATCTGAATATTCACATCATGGGCAAACGCTATAAGGCTCATCGATTAGCTTGGCTAATTGTTTATGGCGAGTGGCCAAAAGATGATGTGGACCATATTAATCACGTCAAAACTGACAACAGAATCCAAAATCTTCGTGCCTGCACACGATCAGAAAACATGCAAAATCTCTTTGCACGGTCGAGCAGAGAGCAGTCCGAACTTGGAATAAGTTTTTGCAAGTGCACAGGGCGATGGCGTGCCAAGATTCAAATAAACAGAAAACAAATTCATCTTGGCAGATACAGCAGTCGCGAAGCTGCGCGCGAGGCTTACCGCGAGGCGAAGGCAAGGTTTCACCAGTTTAATCCAACGTTGATTGGTGGACCAAATGTCTAGGGCTCTTCCGGAATGGATTGCAAAATATGATGACGCGGCAATTCCGCCACGCGTCAAGGATCGCATTGCCCAGCGTTCGGACGATTGCTGCGTGAAATGCACTCGCAAGATCGGCGGTGCTTTGCGGGCCGAGTTCGACCACGCCACGCCGCTAATCCTTGGAGGCGAACACCGCGAATCCAATCTGCAACTGCTCTGCCATGAGTGCCATCGGGCGAAATCTGCGGTCGATGTGAAGATCAAGGCCAAGGTGGCCCGCGTCAGGAAGAAGCTAGTTCTAGGCGAGCGTAAGCGTACCAGTTTCCGTGGCTGGAGAAAAATGAACGGAGACATTGTTTTCAACAAGCAAGGGGTACGCAATGACGGAAGCGGCAAGCATCGGTGACAACGCAAAGCAGAAGCTGCGGTCCATTGTCGAGCGCGTCGAAAACCTTGATGAGCAAATCAAGGGGCTGCGCTCAGATCAGAAAGACATCTATCAGGAAGCGAAGTCGTCCGGCTTCGATTTGAAGGCAATCCGCACCATTGTCCGAATGCGGACGATGGATGATGAAAAGCGCCGCAACGAAGAAGCTGTGCTCGAATCCTACATGATGGCGCTTGGGATGATCTGATGGCTAGGATCAGATCAATCAAGCCTGAATTTTGGACGAGCGAGCAAGTGATGGAATGCTCCGCGCTTGCGCGCCTGCTGTTCATCGGCATGTGGAATTTTGCCGACGATCTTGGCCGCATGTCTTTGTCGCCAAAAACCATCAAGGCTCAGATATTCCCGAGCGATGATATTAATTCGGAGAGCGTTCGACGAATGATCGACGAATTATCGTCGAATGGGTTGCTGCTAGTCTACGAGGTCAACGGACGGGAATACATCCAGATCACCGGCTGGCAGCATCAAAAGATTGACCGACCACAGCCCGGCAAGTGCCCCGCGCCTGTAAACGGCTTCAAATCCGGAGAAAAACAGCAATTCGACGAGCACTCGACGAATGATCGACGAACGTTCGACGACGGAAGGGAAGGGAAGGGAGAGGATAGGAAGGGAGAGGAAAAGAAAGAAACGCGCGCGAGCGCGCTTGCGGTTGGCTGGCCTGCGGACTTCCGCGAACAGTTCTGGAACCGATACCCGAACAAGGTTGGAAAGCCGAAGGCCCTTGCCAAGCTCGAACTGGCGATGAAGCGCGGTATTGCGTGGCAAGCCATCCTCGACGGGTTGGATCGATACATTCGCACCAAGCCGCCAGACCGGCCATGGCTCAACCCGGAAACCTTCATCAATCAACAGCGCTGGACTGACGAGCCGGCAAACGTGAGCAGCGGACATGCAGCAACTCAAAATCGACCCGGTAGCCTACTCGCAGCCATTGACCGACAACTCGCAAGACTTGAGACGGAAGAAGGAACGCCAAGCGCTGATTTTGCGCTGCCAACGAATGATTTTCTCCGCTTACCGGACGGATCAATATCCCGATCCTGACGGCTACATGGTTTCGCTTGGTGCGGTGCTTGAGCAGTATCCCGATGACGTGGTGCTGTACGTGTCCGACCCGCGAACCGGCATCCAGCGCGACAGCAAGTGGCCGCCAACGATCAATGAGATTGTCGAAGCATTGGACCGCCGTGCAAGTGATTTGAAGCGGAAACAGCGTTTCGAGAATTGGGGGAACAACGAACCGTTGGCAATCGAGTCGCCGCGCGAAGATCGCGAGGACCGCTTGTCGCTTGACGAGTTGAAGGCCAAGTACGGGGATAACTGGGGCCTGACGAGTTTGAACAGCAAGAGCGCGACGGCATCTGACGAAAAGCAGGCGCCATCTTGGGGCGAGATTCAGCGCATCTACCAGGATAATCCGGGTTTGATGGAGCGGCTGAATAAGCCGAGGGACTGAGCGTGACCCGACCCGGCATCCGTTGGTCGCGGGAGTTGATCCAGTTCAAGCGAGGGGCAAAGCAAATCATGGTCGGACGACCGCGCAAGATCGGCAAACGGGAACGCAATGGGCGGGTGCAGCGCACCTATGAAAACCCACGAGCGCAGATTGCGGCGCAACCACACCGCATGGTGGTGCCTGCGAGGTATCGGGAAATGCAGGAAGCGGAATCCGAGTTCGGCCGCTTGATGCTGAACGGCTGGATCACGCCAGCGCAGTTCGAAGCGGGCAAGGAATACGCTCGATTGGCCGCACGATACCGGGCTGCGATCCTCGCACCGAACCCAAACCCCTCTGCAATCGATTTAGGAGCCGCTGGGCGCGGCCACGGCGCGGGGATGGCGGATGATACCGCCCGCGCGATCAAACGCGCCTACGACGCTGCATTTGAATCCTGTGGGCCTGTCAGATTGCAGAAAGCCATCGCGCACCACGTCATCCATGATCGGAAGATCGACGACTTCGACACGCGGCGGCTGTTAAAGCTGGGGCTGGATAAGCTGGTAACCCATTTTGGTATTGACCCGGCCTTGCGAATACGTTCTAGTCGTCAGTAATGCAAATGACGAATTGCGCCCGAGGTTCACGCCTTGGGCGTTTCGCGTTTTAGACCCCGCCCCGACAGGCGGGGTTTTGTTTTGAGGGATAGGACATGAACCTTTCTGATCAAGTTGTGAAAAACCCGACCATCCACGGCAACGCGACCTACGTTAATGCTGTGCCCGAACTCGGCATGATCGAACGTGCGGCCGGGATCGCCAACGGCTTGCAGTCGCTCCATGACAAGCTCGGCAATCTTCGGGACAAGATCGAGGGCAGTGGCGAGAACTGCGGCAAGGCAAATGCTCCGACGCCGCACGGTCTCCGTAGCCAACTCTCCGAAGCGGAATCCGTTCTCCGCGCCTGCCACTCCCTGCTCGACGATATCGCCGGCAAGTTTTGACCCGGTTTTGTTTTGAGGGGATGGGGATGAATAGCGCGCCATTCCAAAAACTTGAGCATTTTCAAAATGGCAGGCGTTAAAGGCCGTTCAGGCACCAACAAGGGCAAGGATAAGCCGTTCCGCGATGCGCTGCGGATGGAGCTTGCCGCGTTAGGTGACAACGACCCGAAAGCCCTGCGCGGTCTTGCTCGCAATCTTCTCGCCATTGCATCGGGTGCTGACGGATTGCAGGCAATTAGGGAAATAGCCGACCGCCTCGACGGCAAGCCAGCGCAGGCCGTGGAGATGTCGGGCAATCTGGCGATCAGCCACGAAGATGCGCTGAACGAATTGGACGATGACGGAACGGGAACGAGCGATCCGGCGACGGCTCAGGGATGATTTCCGGCACTACGCCGCGAAGTGTCTCAAGATCAGGACGAAGGCCGGGCAGATCGAGCCGCTTACGCTCAACCAGGCTCAACTCTATCTGCATGGTCGATTGGAAGCGCAGCGAGAGCGGACTGGCAAGGTTCGGGCGCTCGTGCTCAAGGGCCGACAGCAGGGAATTTCGACCTACATCGGAGGCCGGTACTATTGGCGTGCAACACATGCCAAGGGCTTGCGGGTTTTCATTCTGACGCATGAGCAGGATGCGACGAACAACCTGTTCGGGATGGTCGAGCGTTACCATACGCACTGCAATCCGTTGGTTAAGCCTGCGACGGGTGCGGCGAACGCGAAAGAGTTGAGCTTCGAATTGCTCGAAAGCGGTTATGCGGTCGGCACAGCAGGAGCAAAGGCGGTCGGCCGGTCGCAGACCGTGCAACTGTTCCACGGTTCGGAGGTCGCATTCTGGCCGAATGCAAAGACGCATTTTGCGGGCGTTGTTCAAGCTATTCCTGATCTGGCTGGCACTGAGATTGTGCTGGAATCTACTGCGAATGGCGTCGGCGGCGAGTTTCACGAGCGATGGCAGCAGGCAGAGGCCGGGATAGGCGATTACGAAGCGATCTTCATCCCGTGGTTCTGGCAGCCTGAATATCGGCGCGCGGTGCCGGAAGGGTTTGGGCTCGACGAGGAAGAGCAGGCTTACGCTGACGCTCACAAGCTGGATCAGGAGCAGATGGCTTGGCGTCGGGCCAAGATCGCGGAATTGAAAGATCCGTTGTTGTTCAAGCAGGAATATCCCGCGACGGCGGATGAAGCGTTCCAGATGACGGGCCACGATAGCTTCATCAAGGCCGACAAGGTTTTGGCCGCGCGCAAGGCCAATTGCGAAGGTATCGGCCCGTTGGTACTCGGTGTCGATCCGGCTCGCTTCGGTGATGATCGGTTCTCGATTGCGTGGCGCAAGGGCCGGCAAGTCTCGAACCTGGAAAGCCGCTCGAAGATCGACACGGTTGCCGGGGCGAATTGGGTCAAGCAGGTGATCGACGCTGATAGCCCAGCGCGGGTGTTTATCGACGTTGGCGGGGTCGGTGCTGGCGTGGTGGACATTCTGCACAGTTGGGGCGGTAAGTACCTAGACCTCGTGACGCCGATCAATTTTGGATCGGAACCGCAGGAGCCGCACGTTTTGCTGCCGGACGGCACGAAGTCAGCCGGGCCGCGCAATCGTCGCGCTGAGATGTGGTCGCGGTCAAAGGACTGGCTTGATGAACCGGGCGGCGCCGACATTCCAGACCGCGACAGCTTGCAGGCCGATGCTTGTGGACCGGGATATTCCTACGACGTGAACCAGCGGCTTCAACTGGAAAGCAAGGAACACATGCGAGCGCGCGGCGTGCGATCACCTGACGAATGGGACGCGATTGTGTTGACGTTCGCGGAGCCGGTGCATGAGGCTGTAGAGCGCCCGCGCGAACGACGCCGCGCCGGTGGGTGGATGGGCGCTTAACGCATGGCAGATGAACCGATGGACGTTGAAGGCAAAGACGCCGACGACGACAGCAAGGCCGCGTCTGCACGTTGGGAAACCATCCATGCTGACGCCTTGGATGAATACGAACGCGATTGGGAGCGCGAGCGAAACAACCAGGAAGAGGCTTACGAGGATCTGAAATTCCGGCGTGGTCGCCGAGAGGATCAATGGGACCCTATCGCCTTGTCGCAGCGCAATGGCCGGCCGTGCCACACGATCAATCTGCTGCCGAAGTTCATCCGTCAGGTGACGGGCGATATGCGGAAGATGCGCCCCAGCATCAAGGCGGTGCCGGTCGATAGTTCTGGCGATCCTGAGACGGCCGACGTTCTGTCCGGCATGTTTCGCTACATCGAGAACCGTTCATTCGCCAAGCAGGTTTACACGTCGGCGGCTGACAGTCAGGTTTGCTGCGGCATTGGTCATTGGCAAGTGGTGACCGAATATGCCAGCACCACGACGTTCAACCAGGAACTCCGCATCGCGGGGATCGAGGACAGCGTTGGCGTTCTGTGGGATGCCGATGCGGTAATGCCGACGCGCGAAGACGCGATGCATTGCTTTGTTCCGATGGACATGACCCGCGCCGCGTTCAAGAAACGTTGGCCGGATGCCAAGGCTGACGGGTTCGACACGCGGGCACATGCCGCATTCGAGGGCTGGATCAGCGACGATTACATTCGCGTCATGACCTATTGGCGGAAGGAGCCGATCAAGCGCACGTTGGTCCTGATGCCTGATGGATCGATCGATGACATCACCGATCAGGTCAAGGATTCGCCAAAGGATCAGATCGCACAGGCATACGAGTTTTTCGCACAGCGCGGCGCGCGCGTTGAGGAGCGCGACAGCTACAAAGTTTGCCGCTACCTGATGACACAGGGGGAAATCCTCGAAGAGTACGATTGGAAAGGGATGCATATCCCTATCATTCCGGTGCTCGGTGAGGAAATCCGCATCGCGCGCGAAGTCTATCGGCACGGCATCGTGCGCTATGCCCGCGATTTGCAGCGGATGGTGAATTATTACGCGTCGGCCGAGACGGAGGTGGTTGCGCTACAGCCGAAGGCGCCGTGGATCGTTACCAAATCCATGGTCGAAAAATATTACGACCAATGGGAGACTGCCAACACAGAGAATTTGCCGTTCCTAGAGTTTGACGTAGACCCGAAAGCGCCGGGCATGAAGCCCGAGCGGTTGCAGCCGCCGGTCGCCTCGCAGGCGATCCAGGAAGGCAGCATTAAGGCCGCCGAAGATATGAAGGCGGTGATCGGTATTTACGACGCCAATCTAGGGGCGAAATCGAACGAAACGTCAGGCGTTGCGATTGCCCGCCGTGATGCTCAGGCTGATACCGGGACGTTCGTTTACATCGACAATTTCAACATGGCGATCCAGCGCACCGGGCAAATCGCCATGGACCTGATTCCGCATATCTACGACGCGCAACGGATGATCCGCATTATCGGGGACGACGGTAAACCTGATCTCGTGGAGATCAACAAGCCGACCGTGACGGACGGTTTACAGCGCGTTGAGCATGACGTGACGGTCGGATCGTATGACGTGATGATCGAGCAGGGACCGGGCTACACGACGAAGCGCGAGCAGGCCGCCGACAGTATGCAGGCGTTCATCCAAGCGTTCCCGCAAGCCGCGCCGTTGATTGGTGATATCTTCGCCAAGGTGCAGGACTGGCCGCACGCGGATGAGATTGGCGAGCGACTTGAAGAAGCGTTGCCGCCGGCGATCAAGAACAAGTTGCAGGAAGAGCGGGCGCAGGCCAACGTCAAGCCGGGCGAGCAGCCGCAGCCGACGCCGGAGCAGCAACAGGCCGCAAAGCAAGCACAGATGCAGGATGCCACTGCCCAGCTTGAATTGCAGGGCAAGGACCTCGACAATAAGAAAAAGCAGGCTGAGATAGCCAAGATCATGAGCGAGGCTGGACAGCCAGCTAATGGCGATGCAGGGGCATCGCAGATGGACGCCCATTTGCAGGCAATCCAACTTGCTGAGAAGCAGGACGAGCTAGAGACGAAGCGCCAGATCAACGCCATCAACGTCCAGATCAAGTTGGCTGAGCTTGAGAAGGCGCGTGTCGGGCTGGTGACGACGGGCGAGAAACACGTGATTGAGGTTGCGCGCGGCGTGCAGAACCTTTCGCAGTCCGCCGACAAGCACGAGGCAGGAATGACCTCGCAAGCGCAGAATTTTATGCAGGGCAGCGAGAAGCACCGCGCAACGATGGATCAGATGGCAGCACGGTCAGAAGAGGCCGACGCCTAGAGTTTCGTGTGATGCAGGCAGCGTAAGGCCGCCAGCGCCGCGATTGTAACCGCCTTCGGGCGGTTTTTTGTTGGAACCACGACATGACTGACGAAACCAACGCGCAGGCAGAAATGCCAGCCGACGACGGTATCATTGATCTCGATCAGACCGAAACGCCTGCTATCGAGAAAAGCGACGGCGAGAAGCCGGAGCAGGACGAAGCCAAGCCGGAAGACCAAGCCGATCAGAAGAAGGACGGCGAGGGCGAAGGTGAAGGCGAAGAAGACAAGCCGCGAAAGCGCTCTGGCGTAACCCGCCTCAAGGCGCGCAATTCGCAGCTTATGGAGGAGCTTTCGGCGCGGGAACGCGAGTTGGAGGAGCTTCGCAGTCGTGCAGCGACAGCGGGCGAGGCCGACAAGGAGCCGAAAGAGGAAGACTTCAACGGTGACTATTTCGCGTATCAGCGGGCGCTTGCCGCCTTCGATACCCGGAAGATCATCCGCGAAGAAGGCCGGGCCAGCCAAGTCAGGAATCTCGACGCGCAGCGCTCGAATATCCTGCGGGAGCGTTCCGAGGCCCATCAAGAGCGCGTCGAAGCCGCGAAAGAGTTCATCACGGACTACGACGAAGTTGTCAGCAAGGCTCCTCCGGTTAGCCGGGAGGTCGGTCAGGAGCTTCTATCATCCGACAAGAGCGAGTTGATTGCGTATCACCTCGCCAAGCATCCCGAACAAATTCACGCGCTCAACAACATGACCGGCAGGGAGCTAGCCAGAGAAATCGGCAGGCTCGAAGGGTCTGTTAGCGCGCCATCCGCGAAGAAGCAAACATCGGCGCCGCCGCCACCCACTGCCCTCAAGGGCGGGTCTACGCCGCGAAACCCCGAGAGTGATCTCTCGGCGTGGCTGAAAAAGACCTACGGGTGAACGGTGCCTCATCCTTAAGGGGATATGGCAATGTCTAACACGACTCTCACCGCCTCCATCGTCGCCAAGGCGTCGTTGGCGATTCTCGAAAACGAGCTCACGATGGCGAATGCCGTCTATCGTGGGTACGAAGACGAGTTCGACAAGAAGGTCAACGGCTACGAGGTTGGCGACACAATCACCATCCGCAAGCCGACTGATTTCACCGTCCGAAACACGATTACGGCCTCGCCGCAGGACGTCTCGGAAGCCAAGGTCACGCTGTCGGTTAACCAGATCGCCGGCGTTGACTTCAAGTTCACGTCGCAGCAACTCACCCTGAATATCGGGCAGTTGTCGGAACGTGTGATCCGGCCGGCGATGATCCAGATCGCCAACCAGATCGACGTTTCGACCATGGCGATGTTCAAGGACATCCCGCAGTGGGTCGGTACGCCCGGCACCACGCTGAGCACCTTCGCGGGCTTCGCCAAGGGCACCACGAACCTAGATCAGCGCTCTGTCCCGCAGAACGATCGATCGATGATCCTGGCTCCGGCCGATTATTGGGCTCTGGCGGGCAACCAGACCACGCTGTTCCAGCCGCAGATTGGTCAGAACGCCTATCGCAACGGCAGCGTCGGCAAGGTCGGCGGCGTCAATAACATGATGTCGCAGAATGCTCCGGTGTTCACGACTGGCCCGTTTGGCGGTACTCCGCTGGTCAACGGCGCAAGCCAGAACACCACGTATGACCTGACCGGCGCCAACACTCAGTCGCTCATCACTGACGGCTGGACTGCGGCGGCGGCGGCTCGCGTGGTGGCCGGTGACGTGTTCACCATCGCGGGCGTCTACGATGTGAACCCGGTAACCAAGGCAACGCTGCCGTTCCTCAAGCAGTTTGTCGTCAAGGCCAATGGCTCGTCTGATGCCTCGGGCAATCTCACCCTGACGATTGCGCCACAGATCATCACTTCGGGCGCGTTCCAGACCGTATCGGCGGCTCCGGCCGACAATGCGGCGCTGACGTTCATGGGCACGGCAAACACGAACTATGCCAACTCGCTCATGTTCCACAAGAACGCGTTCGCGCTCTGCATGGTGCCGATGGTTCGCCCGCCGGGCTCCGTCGATTGCTCGCGCCAGAGCAAGAACGGCATCAGCGTTCGCGTCATCCCGTACTATGACGGCACGAACGACGTGAGCAACTGGCGTCTCGACGTGCTCTACGGAACCAAGACAATCGATCCGCGCCTCGCGGTTCGCGTCAGCGGTACCTAGGGCTAGCGCTCCCGCATAACCGACAACGAAGGCGGCTTTCGAGCCGCCTTTTCCTTTTGAGGTGCAGAATGGGCAAAACCCGTGCGCAACTGATCGCCAAGGTGCTGTCGAATCTGGGGCTCGGCAACGATACGCCGGCTGCGGAGGACGTGGCTAAAGTTGATCGCGTGGTGGACGACGTGTGCCGTTCGCTGTCCGCTCGAAACATCTACACGTTTGCTTATCCTGGCTCGCTCGGACCTACAGGCGGCGATATCGAGCCGGAAGCGTTCCAAGAGCTTGCGCATTGCGTCGGCGCCGCTGTCGCGCCTGAGTTCGACGATACCGATCCGAAATACGAAGGCTACGCCACGCGGGCTGAAAGCCGCCTTGAAACGGTAGCCGCGCCGTCCCGCACACGCCGGACGTTGCGGATTGATCCGGCGCTCACAACGCGCCGTTACGGCTATTACAACGGCGGATTCTAATGCCTCCCATCCCCGTCGCTCTCCCAAAATCGACCTTCCCCGGGAATCGATTGCAGGAAGGCCGTGGCATTCTCACGAACTGCTATGCGGAGCCGATTGGCGAGGATGGCGAGGCGCGCTGGCGTCGTGTTGCGGGGCTGTCGCAGTTTGGCACGTCGGATGGGACAGGCTTTCGTGGGGCCATTGCGTTGCCGGGCGCGCTGTACGCGGTGATCGGAACGAAGGTCTATCGCTACACCGTTGCCGGCGGCGCTGGTGAGGTGCTGACTGGTTCGGTTCCCGGCGACAAGCCGGTGATTATCGCCCGCAACAACGCTGCTGTGCCTGATGTGGTGATCGTCGCTCCGGGCGAGGGCGTGTTCGTCATTTCAAGTAGCTCCGTCGTGGCTTATCCCGATACTGACGTGGGCCAGCCGAATTCGGTTTGTATCTTCAAGTCGTTCTTCATCTTCACGTATGGCGACGGGACGATCAGATCCACGAGTCCGAACTCGACTGACATTAACACGCTGGATAATGCGACCGCTGAATACAAGCCGGACACGCTATATCGCGCTGTGCCGGCTGGTGGTGTGCTGTTGCTGTTCGGCTCGTCGTCGATTGAGGTGTGGGGCGGCACGGTCAACGATCCGCCGGGCTTCCCGTTCTCGTTCATGCAGGGCATTGATCGCGGCTTGATCGGCCCTTACGCGATCTCCGGCTACCAGGACGGTTTTGGCGGAGGCATCGTCTTTGTCGGTGACGATAACGGCGTCTACCTGTTCGCGTCGGGTTCGCCTTCGAAAATCAGCCCGCCCGATCTGGATACCCTGATCGGCAAGGTTGCGGATAAGACCACGTTGGAAGTGATGACGTTTGCCAGTGGCGGTCATCTCATCGCCGTGGTGCAGTGCGATGACTGGTCGTGGTGCTTCGATCTGAATACGCAGAAATGGTATCTGCGAAGGAGCTATTTGCAGACGCGATGGCGGGCCACGCAAGCTGTGCTGGCGTTTGATAAGTGGATTGTCGGTGATCGCCTGTCAGGCTCCATTGCGGCTATCGACGCGACCGCCAAGACGGAATACGGACAGCCGCTTCGCTACACGCTGGAAACGGGGCCGCAGAAGAAATTTCCGGCACGATTCAGGATCAATCGTTTGCATGTCTATGCCACGGTTGGCGTCGGCATTGCGACTGGCGCTGATCCGATTGAAGTTGATCCGACCGTAGAGATTGAGGTTTCAGGCGATGGTGGTTTGACGTGGACGATCCCGCGCCAATGCCAGCTTGGGCGGCAAGCCATCGGGCGACAGACGGTTGCGGCAAATAATTTCGGCCATGCGACGGGGCAGGGCTTCCGTGTCCGGTTGTCGGTGAGCGACCCGGTTGATTTCTCCGTGATGGGCGCGGCGGCTGAGGTGAGGGAGTTGGCAGCGTGAGCAAGCCACTTCCGATTCCAACCGCTGGTCAGCCTTGGGTTGACGCCAGCGGAAAGCCGCTGGTCTATGAGTATCTGTTTTCGCTCGATAAGGCGATCAGAACGAGTGACGCGGCGAACAGCGTTCCTTTGACTCGTCTCATCAATACCGGCGCAGGGCTTGCCGGCGGCGGCGATCTGTCAGCAGACAGGACGATATCGGTCCAGTTTGGCAATGTTGCCGGGACGGTAGCAGAGGGGGACGACCCTCGCATTGTCGGAGCAGCCCAAGCGTCAAGTCTTGGTACGGCGGCTTATGCGGCGACGGGGGATTTTGATGCAAGCGGCGCGGCCTCTGCGGCGATTACGGCGCACGTCGCGGCGTCTGATCCGCATCCGCAGTATTTGACGGCAGCGGAAGGTAACGCGGCTTACCAGCCTCTAGACGCCGATCTGACGGCAATCGCTGCGCTCTCGACAACCGCTTACGGCCGGTCACTTCTAACGGCCTCAAGCGCCAGCGCAGCGAGTTCATCGCTTGGAACGGTGCGACGGATCAAGCGTACCATTTTTCGCAGCAGCGGAACGTTCACAGCCGATGCAAATGCCATTGCAACACTGATCGAAGCGGTGGGCGGCGGCGGCGGTGGTGGTGGTGTTTCTGGTACTTCCGGTCAGCTTTATCAAGGCGGCGGCGGCGGCGGCGGATGTTTCATGAGCGGGCTTTTTACCCCGTCGCAAATAGGCGCCTCGAAAACAATCACTATTGGCGCTAGTGGCGCTGGTGGTGTCGGTGCGGCGAATGGCGGCAACGGTGGAGACAGCCTTGTTGATGCTGCTGGTGCGTTGCTGCTGGCGGGTGGCGGACTCGGCGGGAAGTATGGATCCAATAGTCAGGTCGGTGTCGGTGGGGCCGGCAGTTCTAACGGTTCAACGGCAAATGGCGCGGCGGATTATGGCGTTGTCGGCTCCCCCGGCGGGTCGGGTTTATACAACGCGGTGAATGCAAATATTGCATTTTCAAGCGGTAACGGCGGGTCGTCTCACTTGGGCGGCGGGGCCCAGGGCGTGGCCGGCGCGGGCGGTATAGCCGGTAACAACGCCTCCGGCTTTGGTGGGGGCGGTTCCGGCGCATCAAGCAATGGATCAGGAACGCTCACAGCGAATGGCGGCGACGGCAAAACAGGCCTCGTCATTGTTACTGAGTACTGCACTTCATAGGAGGCCGCATGGGCCTGTTCGACATTTTTACGGGTGACGCTGCGAAGAAGGCGGCGGCAGAAAACCGGGACAACCTCAGTTCTCTGCTCACCAAGGGCACGGACATCTATGGCCAGGGCTACAACACCGCGAGCGGCGCGCTCAACAATGCGCTGAGTGGCTATCAGCCGTTGTCCGATCTTGCTGGCCAATACGGCGCTGGCACGACGATGTATCTCAACGCTCTTGGCCTCAATGGTCAGGCGGGGAATGATGCGGCGACGGCGGCATTTCAGACCAGCCCCGGTTATCAATTCAATCTCGATCAGGGGTTGGAAGCGATCAACCGACGCCGCGCTGCGGGCGGAATGCTGAACAGCGGCAACGCCGACGCAGACGCTATCAAGTATGGTAGCGGGTTGGCGAGCGGTGAATACAACAACTGGCTGAACAATCTGTCTGGCCTGAACAGCAACGCCCTTGCCGCGACGAATGCTGCCGCAGCCGGGAAGGCGGGCATCTATGGTTCGCTCGCCAATCTCGGTCAGCAGAATGCTGGTAACTTGGTTGGCCTGAATACGACCGTCACGAACGGCATCAACAACCAGAACACGCAGCAGGCCAATGCCGAAACGGCGGCTTCCGGCAACATCTTCAATTTCGGTATGAACCTCGCCAAACTCGGCGCGGGGCTCTGAGGTCGCGCCATGGCTGAACTCACCGTTCCGATGCTCAACTTTTCGACGTTGGGCGATCTCGGGAATGTGTATCGTGAGGCGCAGAATCGCCGCACGTTGGCCGATCTCGGCAAGGGGCTTGCTGATGGATCGATCGATTACAAGCAGGCGGCGGGGCGTCTGGCATCGACCGGGAATATCAATGGCGTCGTTTCGCTGTTGCAGCTAGGCCAGAAACAGCAAGAGAACGCGGCGGCGTCTGCGGCAATTCAGGCAGCGTTCGGTGGCGGCATTTCGCCGTCGTCATCGGTGGCAACTCCATCCGGCCCGACTGTCCCGAATGACAGCAACGCCATGCCCGGCACAGTCGGCATGAATCAGCGTCTTGCCGATCTCTCGCAAGACTTTATGCAAGACAACCCGAACACATATCTTTCCAGCGGCGTGCGCTCGACTGCGGATCAGGCACGGCTTTATGCTGACCGCGCCAACAATCCGAACCCGGTTGCAGCGCCTGGCACGTCACGTCATGAGCGCGGGCTCGCGGTCGATATCGGCGGCATGACGCCGGATCAGCGCGCGATGCTGCCGCAGTACGGCCTTGCGCAGCCTGTCGCGAACGACCCGCCGCATGTGGAGTTGGCGCAAGCGGCATCGGCGCCCGCGATTGGGCAGATCGACCAGAACGGCCCGACGCGCGAACAGATCGCGGCGCTCGCTGCCAACCCGGCCACTCGCCCGCTCGCCATTGATCTGCTCAAGGCAAAGATGACGGGCCAGAAATTCAAGCAGGAAACCGACGCGGACGGCAATATCTGGAACGTCAATCTGACGAATGGACAGAAGACGATTGCGCTTAAGGGTAGTGAGGACAAAGGGCCGAAGGTCGTCGAACTGTACGACGAAACGACAGGACAACCCTACAAGGCGACGTACAACAGCCAGACGAAGCAATATGATCGCGTCGGCGGCGTGAAAGCGCCGTCAGGAATGCAGATCACAACGAACCCGGATGGCACGGTTTCTGTCACGCAAGGCCCGGTAGGTCATGGCAAGCTGACCGAAGGCCAAGCCAAGGATATGGTATTTGTCACCCGCGCGACCGGCGCGCTGCCTATCGTTGACAAGCTGGGCGACAAACTCGCGAGCCTGCCTCAGTACGCAGCATCGCACATGCCAGGCGTTGGAAACTACTTCAAGACCGCCGATTATCAGCGAGCAGAGCAGGCCGGCAAAGAATTTTTGCAGGCGATCCTTCGCAAGGATACCGGCGCGGCGATCACCAAGGAAGAAACGGCGGAATACGGCACCGTTTATCTGCCGCAGCCGGGCGATAGCACGGCCGTTCTGGCACAAAAGAAGGCCTCGCGGAATCGTGCGGTTCAAGCGATCCAGCTTGGTTTGCCGCCGCAATCGATCCTTGCGCTCGAGAAAGCCAACGTGAAGTTGGTCGGTCCGACAGGACAGCAAGGCGGTTCGGCGCCTCCGGCCATGCCGAAGGTGGGCGAACTTCGCGACGGATACCGCTTTAAGGGTGGCAACCCCGCTGATCAAGCGAGTTGGGTGGCGGTGCAATAATGGCTGGACCTTGGGAGGCCTTCGCACAGCCCAAAGCAGCTGCGGGACCGTGGGAGGCGTTCGCTGCGCCGTCTGATCCGCCGCCCGTGCAACGGGCGCCGATCCCGCAAGGCGCAACGCATATCACGGTCGGTGCAGCACCGAAGGGCAATGAGCCGCCAGCGCCGCGCGACAACTTCGCGCAAATCTTGACGGACTTTCAGAACCAGGGCGCAGCCGCCGGCCAGCGCACGACGCCGAATATTGCAGCGCAGTCGAAAAACCTGATTTCGTCTGACGTGCAAGAAGGCGACGACGGCAACGCCTATTTCGTCGATCCGGCAACGGGAAAACTGCAACTTACTGACAGCAACAAACAGGTGATCTTGCGCGACCCGGCAGACGGTCGGCTCAAGGTCTATGCTCGCACTGACGACACAAACGAGGGCATGTTGTCTGCGGCCGGCCGGTTGCTGGGGACAGGGCTGGCGACCGGATCGCCGGTCACGCGCGCGTTTGGTCCGGCTGTTGCCGCCGCAGAAAGCGCGCCGGGACAGGCTGTAGTGGAGGCTGGGCAACGTCTTGGCGTTGGTGTTCCTCGCGCCATTGCCAGCGATAGCACGGCGGTCCAGCGGGTCGGACAGGGGCTTCGCAACGTGCCAATCGCAGGCGATGCGATCCCGCGCGCAACGCAGCAACTTTCCGACGATCTCGGCGGCGCGGTTCAGCGCGTGGCTGGCGAGTTCGGGCAGGGCAGCGGGCCTAACGTCGCTCACCGGATCGGCAACACCTTGGGCGATGCAGCACAGCAGGAAACGCGTGCTGCCACGGACGCGGCCCGCCGCACCGATGACGCGCTCCTAGCAGCTCACGAACGCGCGCAAACCACTGGCGCTCAGGCGTTCGATGCCGCTGATGCCCAAGCCCTACAGCGGGCCAGTGGCGCGGTTGGCGATATGTCGCCGCAGGACATGGGGCAGGCGATTACGGCGCGCCTGCGGGCCGGAGAACAGGCGGCAAGAGCCAATAAGGAGCGTCTGTACGATGTGGCCGGACGAAGCGATGGCGCAATCAGCGCGGATGCTGTTGGTGGCGTCCGCGCGCGGGTTGCTCAGGCGCTCGAAAATGATGGGCGTGTAATCGACGGCATTCTAACGCCGGCATCGGCTCGAATGCTGGACGAACTGCAACGGTTCTCCGGCATGAACATTGAAAACCGAGCAGTTGGAGCGCGGGTGCCCTCGGCGGCCGGCGAACCCGCTGAACGTGTTGCCGTGTCGATGCAGGGCGTTGAGCAAGTGCGAAAGCGCCTCAATGGAATTTCTCGTGCTGCCACCAATGATGCAGATCGATCTGCCGCGCGGTCTATTATTCGCGAGTTCGATAACTGGCTGAACGATTCCTTTGACAACGCACTGTTTTCAGGCAGCGAAGAAGCTCTAAACGCATTTCGCGCCGCGCGTGCCGCCAATACCGAATGGCGAGCGCGATTTGGCTTCAATGCCCGCGACGATGCAGACCGGGTTATCAACCGGATCGCGACCGGCGACGTGACGCCGCAAGAGGTCTCAAATTGGTTGATCGGCGCCAGCAAGGTCGGCAGCAAGGGCGTATCGTCGCGACTGCTTACCCGCATTGCAGAGGCGACCGGCAATGACCCTGAAGCCATGCAGGCCATTCGCGGCGGCATCTGGAATAGGCTCTCGCAATCAACGGGCGGTGTTGACGCCAAGGCCGGCGCGAAGGTCGCGAACGACATTAACGAATTTCTGAACGGGTCTGGCCGGGACGTTGCAAATCGGCTGTTCGCGCCTGAGCAGCGCGGCATCATGTCGGCCTACGCTGACACGATCCGCCGCACGCAAGCCGGGCGCGAGCATCTGGCGGAAGTTGGACGGCTTACTCGACCGGGTGCGACTGATGCCGGGATCGGTCCGATGCAGGAACTGGCGAATACAGTTCTCGGTCGCAATGGTCGAACCGATGAAGCGCTATTTTCGGCCATCAATGCCTATGCGAAGTCTGGCAGCAAGGGCGACGTGCAGACCTTGGCGCGGTTGCTTCGAGCCATCCCGCAGCAGGATCGAGGCGACCTCGCCGGTGCGATCATCCGTCAGGTCGGAATATCACCGCGAACCGGGCAATTCTCGCCCGATGTGTTCGCCTCTCAATGGCAAACCTACACGCCGCAGGCCAAGGCGCTGTTGTTTGGGAATGCCGGCGCGCATCGTCAGGCGCTCGACGACATCATGACGATATCGCAGCGCATGAAGCAGGTCGGCAGCCGGTTTGGGAATCCTTCCGGGACAGCGCAGAATACCAACATATTCGCGATGGGGGCGGGCCTCGCTGCTGCTCCGCTCTCAACTCTCGGCGCAGTGCTCGGCGGCGGAACGGTCGCCAGAATCCTTGCATCCCCAGCCGGGGCAGCGAGTGCGGCTAAATGGACGCGGGCTTATTCGGCGCTTCGTATGGCCCCATCCGCACAACGGCTCGCAGCGTTTGAATTGGCATCACGCAATCTCGCCAATACGGCCGGCGTGAATGTCTCCACCACTGATTTTCTGAAAGCGCTGCAAGGTCCCGTACAGGGCCGCGCTCAAGATGAACAGCCATAGCCCGTAAGGGTAATCGACCAGCAGCCAACAGACCACCAGCCACGCAATCACAGCCGCCCTTCCGGGGCGGTTTTTTATTGGGGCATCCATGAGCGGCATTTTACCCGGCATCGCCTTCGTAAACAACTTCGACAACAACGGCGAACTGATGCGCGGCGCACTTCTGCGTATCTATGCGGCTGGCACGAACACGCCTGTCACGGCTTACAAGGACAGCGCCCTGACGGCTGGGCAGGAACAGCCATGGCCGATCCCGGCTGACAGTGCCGCGAGACTGCCGATTTTCTATCTGGCGGACGGCGCTTACCGGGTTCGTCTGTCCACAGATGACGGCGGATACATCGCCTATGACGTGCCGTACATCGAGGCTGTTGGCCCTTCGTCCGGTGGCGGTGGAGGCGGTGGAGGCGGCGTAGCCCCGGAAGTCCTGTTCCGTACAGGTTACCTCCTGCCGATGCTGGGCTCTGGCATCCTGACCGGCTTTGTCCGCCTCAATGGCCGCACCATCGGCAGCGCCGTGTCTGGTGCGACCGAGCGCGCCAACGCTGACGTGCAGGGCCTGTTCGAATATCTATGGGGCGAATTCGATAACACGGTCTGCCCGGTGCTGGGCGGGCGTGGCTCATCGTCAACCGCTGATTTTACGGCCGGCAAGCAGCTTACGCTGATCGACGGCAGGGGCCGGACCTTCTTCGGCGCCGATGGCATGGGCGCGTCTCGCGCCAATCGCCTGACGAACAAGACATTCGCGACCGCTGACACAATCGGCACCTATGGCGGCACGGAAGCCCATGCGCTGATCCGGGCGGAACTCCCCAACTTCCAACCGACATTTACCGGCACGCCGATGACGGCGACTGGCGGTCTCCCGAATGTCGCTATCGGCAACGTCGATACTACGACGGGCGGCGGCGGGTTCGAGATCAAGACCGTTACGGGCAGGGGTCAATCTTTCACGACGGACCCTTTCACGCCAGCGGGCGCCATCGACGCGCTTGGCGACGGTACGTCGTTTGGGACTGCTTCGCCGGGCTTCATCGGCACCTGGTACGTGAAGCTCTGAGGTGGGTGGCATGTACACAGACACGCTGCCTCCCGTTTCGAATCGCGCGACCTTCGAAGAAGCCGTTCAGTGCTTCGACGACGAGCAAAACGCCCCGCTCGATATCAGCGAGGCAACGGAAATTCTCGTTGAGATTGCCGATTGTGGCCGCGCCGTTCTGAGCGCGCGTTTGTCTGCCGGGCAAGTGTTCATAGCCGAAACAGTCGGCGTGTTCTCGTTCGTGTTTAGCGCGGAGCAGATGGGCTACCTGTGCGCGAAAACCTACGATTTCAACGTGCTCGTTACAGCCGGCGGTGAGACGACACAGGCCATGGCCGCCCAACTCCCTGTCATTAATGGATACGATCGATGACGATTCATGCCCGCTTTCTCCCCAAGTATCCGAAGCGCATTCAGGTCACGGGTGGCCTGACAAAGGCAGAGGCGAATGGCGTCGTCACGTTCGGTTTTAACCGAGATGCGCTTGAACTGTCAGAGGTCGCGCTCTCTGGTCAATATTCCGATCTGCTCGGCAAGCCGACGCTTGGCACCGCTGCGGCGACGGATATTGGAGACTACGCAACCGCCGCGCAAGGAGCAAAGGCCGATACTGCGGTCCAGCCGGGTTCTCTCGGGGCATTGGCCTACAAGAACAAAGCTGCCATTGCGGATATCAGCGCGACCGGGACGGCGAACTCCGGGAC